GGAGCCGGAGGAAATGGCTCCGTTGGATGCGGTGGCGGCGGTGGCGGCGCTGGCGTTGGAACTGGCGGCGCTGGCGGCTTCGGCGGCCGTGGCGAAGTTCGAATTTACTGGTGGTAGGAGAGCACATGCGTGCAGCACAGATCAACAACGACGGCGTGGTGGTGAACTTCGTCCTGGTGGGCGGCTTCGATGCTCAGTTCATCGACCCGGCCGGCGCCGACATTGGCTGGCGCTGGAACGGCGAACGGTTCGTGCAACCGGCGCTCGAGATCGAGCCGGGCCCGATGGTGCCGGCGCGCGTGCCGATGTTGAACGCGCACCTCGAGCTGATCGAGGCGGGCTGGATGCCGGCGGTGGATGCCTTCATCGAGGCGATGCCGGAACCTGACCGCTCGCTGGCGCAGGCCTGGCTGGCGCAGGCGCTGACCATGGCGCGCGACCATCCGCTGGTGCTGGCCATCCCGGCGGCGCTGGGCAAGACCGAAACCGAGGTCGACGAACTGTTCATCCGGGCGGGGGCGCGCGATGCCTAAATTGACCGTCCCCGCAGCTGGCGCCGCCGGCGTCGTCAAGGACGTGACGCAGGACAAGCTGCCGCTGGGCGCCTGGACCGATGCGAACAATATGCGGTTCCTTGACGGTTCGGCGCAGCAGTTCTTCGGCTACGGCCAGGTGTACGGCGCGGCATCAGCGGCGCCGCTGCACGTGCTGCAGCTGAACATCGGGCAGTCGGTCCACTGGCTATACGCTGGCGCGCAGCAGGTCTACGATGTGACGCTGGTCGCCGGCGCGCCGGTGCACACGAACCTCACGCGCCGCGCGAACGGCGCCGACCTGCCCTACAACGGCGCGCCGAACCAGTGGACGAGCACGACGCTGTCGGGCATCCCGATCCTGAACAACGGCGTCGATACGCCGCAACAGTGGAACCTGGACCCGGCCAGTCGCATGCAGCAGCTCGACAACTGGCCATCGAACACGCGCTGCAAGTCGATGCGCGCGTACAAGAACTTCTTGCTGGCGCTCGGCGTGTCCCGAAATGGCGTCGAGCTACCGTTCAACGTCATGTGGTCGAGCCCGGCAGACCCGGGCGGCGTGCCGACCAGCTGGGCGAACAACGATCCGACGTCAGAATCAGGCGACTACGACCTGGCCGAGGGCGGCGACTACATCGTCGACGGCCTGCAGCTGCGCGACAGCTTCATGATCTACAAGCAGCAGTCGGTGTGGCGCATGGACTTGATCGGCGGCCCGTATGTGTTCACCTTCCGCAAGGTGCTGGGCGTGTCGGGCGCGCTGAACCGCAACTGCATCGTCGAGATCGACGGCTTCCACGTGGTGCTGACCGCTTCCGACGTCGTGGTGCACGATGGCCAGTCGGCCACCTCCGTGCTCGACAAGGTGGCGCGCCGAACCCTGTTCCAAGACATGGACACCGCCTACACCGACCGCGCGTTCGTGTTCAAGAACCCGTACTTCAACGAAGTGTACGTCTGCTATGTGTCGATCGGCGGCACGGCGCCGGACAAGGCGATGGTGTGGAATTACGTCGACAAGACGGTCACCTACCGCAGCATCCCGAACCTGAACCACGCCAGCTTCGGCGCGGTGGAGAACTCGCTGGGCGACGCCTGGTCGTCCGACAGCGCCTCCTGGGAAAGCGACCTGACGCCATGGAACGGGCCCGACTTCACGCCCGGCACCGCGCGCGTGCTCGCGGCATCGGCCGACAGCAAGCTGCTGCTGCTCGATGCCTCGGCCTCGGCGGACGGCCAGTTCGCCCAGGCCTATCTCGAGCGGCGCGGCCTGGGCTTCGGCGAAGACGAGCGCATGAAACGCGTGGTGAACGTGCGGCCGCGCATCAAGGGCAGCCCGGGCGAGACCGTGATCGTGCGAGTCGGCGGCCACATGACCGACCCGGAGGCAGACCCGGAATACGACGTCGCCGTCGAGTTCGTCATCGGCGAGGACGTGGTGATCGACTGCATCGTCGAGTACCGCTACATCGCCATCCGGTTCGAGACTGGCACGGCGACGCAGTGGCGCCTGACCAGCTTCGACTACGACATTCAACTCGGGGGGAAATGGTGAAGCCGACAAGAGGCGCAATCCTGGGCTACATGCCCGAGCAGCCACCCGCAGACCTGCCGCCATCGGCCCGACGTTACCTCGACACCGAGCTGAACCGGATCGCCGCGGTGCTGCAGGCGCTGCTGACGGTGGTGCCATCGGGCGCAAGCCTGAGCCTGAGCCCGATGTCGGCGCCGCCGGGTTCGCCGGCGATGCCGATGATCGTCTACACCAACGGCACGACCTGGGACCCTGGCAGCGGCGAGGGCTATTACTACTTCAACAGCAATGGTGTGTGGACGCCCCTGGGCTGATCCGCCGCACGAAAGGAACATCATGGGATTTTTGAAAGACCTCGTCGGCATCGCCGCCCCGATTGCCGGTACCTTCCTTGGCGGCCCGATGGGCGGCGCCATTGGCGGCGCGCTCGGCGGCATGGTCAGCGGAAGCGGCCAGCCGAAGTCGCAGACCTCGACCACGCAGCAGCAGCTGGACCCGCGCATCAGCAATATGCTGTTCGGTAACGGCGGCGCCGATAAGGGCCTGCTGGCGCAGTACCAGGGCCTGCTGAACGCGCCGCAGTCGGATGCGTCGAAAGCGTGGGCCGGCGCGAATGCCGATTTTCTCACGCAGAATGGTGCCGGCGACCTGAGTGCGATCCGCAATTCAGCCATGGGCCTGATGGGCGGCAGCACGGCGCCGATGATGACGCCGGCGCAGGCAACCGGCGCGCAGGCCGGCGGTGTCCAGTCTGTCGGCACGCAAGCAACCCTGCCAGCGTACGCAGTCGGCAATTCGATCAATGCGCCATCGCAGAACGGCGTCGACCTGTCCAGCACGTTCCAGAGCCTGCTTGGCGGCGGAAACAGCGCGGCGCTGATGAAATCGCTTCAGGCCGGCAACGACCTGACCAGCGCGCAGTTCCAACAGAACCAATCCAGCCTGACGGACAATCTGCAGCGCAACGTGCTGCCGGGAATCCGCAGCGGCGCGCTCGGCGCCGGCCAGTACGGCGGCTCGCGCCAGGGCATTGCAGAAGGCCTCGCCCTGAGCGACTACACGAAGCAACTGACCAACGCGAACACGCAGCTGGGCCTGGCCAACAGCGCGAACACGTCCGGACAGCTGGCTGGCGCGTATGAAAGCGGCCAAAACCGCGCGCTCGCGGCGGCGCAGGGACTGAGCGCCCAGCAGTACAACGTGGCGGCGCAGAACGCGGCGACGAAGAACCAGGCCGAGTTCATGAACGTGGGGAACATGTTCGACGCCAGCAAAACGAACGCCGGCATGTCGCAGCAGAACCAGCAGTTCAACGCGAACCAGGGCCAGCAGAACAATCAGTTCAATGCCGGCCTCGGCCAGCAGACCGGCCAGTTCAACGCTGGGCTGCAGCAGCAAGGCGGCCTGGCGAACCAGCAATCGCAGCTCACGACCAACGGCCAGAACAACAGCGCGGCGGCGGCCGGCTCGGGCCTGCTGGGGGGGCTGCTGGGCCAGGCTGGCAGCGCGGTCAACGCGCAGGACAACTACGTCATCAACAAGGCGCAGGGCGTGAACTCGCTGCTGGCGCCGTACCTGGGCGTGAACGGCTCGACCAGCAGCACGCAGCCGCTGTACAACAACCAGACCGGCAATGCGCTGGGCGGCGCCATGCTGGGCGGCCAGCTTGCTGGCATGTTCGGCGGCAGCAGTTCGAGCTCGTCGGGTGGGCTCGGCGATCTGTTCGGCATTGGCACCAAAGGCGGCGGCCTGTTCGGCTCCGGCTCTTTCTTCTAAGGGATCATCATGGCAGGACTTTTCGACATGTTCAGCGGCACGCCGCAATCGCAGGGCCTGCTGGCCGCGGCGGCGCAGATTCTCCAGGCCTCGGGGCCGTCGCGCACGCCCACCAGCCTGGGGCAGATCCTGGGCAGTGGCCTGGGCGCCTACCAGCAGCAGGAACAGCAGGCGCGCCAGCTGGGCCAGCTCGAGCAGATGCGTGCGGTGCAGCTGCAGGAAGCACAGGCTGGCATGTCCGACCGCCAGCGCGCGCGCGACCAGGAGCAGCAGATCAGCGCAGCGCTGCGTGGCGCAAACGGCGACGGCGGCTTCGATGCCAATGCCGCGATCCAGGCGGTGATGCGCATCGACCCGCGCCAGGGCCTGGAGCTGCAGCGCTCGCTGACGAAGGCCGGGCCGAAGTTCGACAGCGGGATTGAGTTCGTTAACGGCCCGGACGGCAAGCCGATCGCAGTGCGCACCGCCGACGACGGCAGCGTGAAGATGCTTGACGGCCTCGCGCCGCGCGAGAAGCTGCAACTTGAGAACCTGGGCGGTCGCAGCGTCGCCGTGAACCCGTTCCAGCTGCAGGCCGGCCAGACGTTCGATCGCACCGCAACGCCAGACGCCCTGCTCTCAGCCGCCACCCAGCGGCGCGGCCAGGACATCACCATGCGCGGCCAGAACATGGTCGATGCGCGTGCCGTCGCATCGAACCCGGCGAACAAGCCACTGCCTGCCGCCGCACTCAAGATGCAGCAGTCGGAACTGGATGCCCTGTCCACCGCCAGCGGCATCGATGGTGCGCTTAAAAAAATCGAAGGTCAGATCAGCCAGAAGAAGCTGGCGTTCGGCCCTGTGTCGAACCTGGTCAACCGCGGCCTGAACTCGGCCGGCATGTCGACCGAGGGAAGCCGCAACCTGGCCAGCTTCCAGTCGACCCTGGAGAAGCTGCGCAACGACTCGCTGCGCCTTAACGCCGGAGTGCAGACTGACGGCGACGCACAGCGCGCTTGGAATGAGCTGTTCCAGAACATCAACGACACGGACTTGGTGAAACAACGCTTGGGCGAGATTCGCAACATCAACCAGCGTGGCGCACAACTGCGCAAACTAAACGTCGACGGCATCCGGGCCAATTATGGTCACGAGCCGCTGGACACGTCGAAATACGAGCAGCCGTTGCCTTCTCCATCCGACAGCAATCCGAATGCTGGCGCCGCGACCAAGTTCTCGATCACCGCCCCAGATGGAAAGACGTATAACTTCCCCGACGCGAAAGCGCTGGCCAACTTCAAACTCAGCACGGGACTTAAGTAATGCCTGACTACGAAAAAATGGCGGCACGTTTCGGCGGCTCGGCCAGCCCAACCGAGGCTGAGGACAAGTATGCTGCGGCGGCGCGCAGGTTCGGTGGGGCAACCCAAGAAGATGCGCCGAAGCAGGCCAAGCCGTTCGGCAAGGACTTGGGCGACGCGATCGCCGACGTTCCGCGCCAGTTCGGGCTGACCGCGCGCCATGCGGTCGAGGGCGTCGGCGAGGTGTTCGACACCTTCGTCGGCAACCCGCTGCGCACGCTGGCGGCGCCGGTGCTGGGTAACGCCCCGACCGCACGCACCGGTGCGGCGCTGGCGGATGCTGTCGGCCTGCCGCAGCCGCGTACGTCGACCGAGCGCATCGTTGGCGACGCCGCGCGCCTCATCGCTGGTGGTGGTGGCACGCTCGGCGCTGCATCGAAGGCGGCGCAGGGGCTGAACGGCACCACACAGGGCGTGGCGCGCCTCCTTGCGTCGAATCCGGGCCAACAGCTGGCGTCGGCAGGCGCTGCTGGCCTGGCTGGCGGCTACACGCGCGAGACTGGCGGCAACGATGGCGCGCAACTGGTGGCCTCGCTCGCTGCTGGTATCGCGGCACCGGCGGCAATGGGCGGCGCCCAGCGCGCGGCTGGCGCGATCGCTCGCCGCGCAGCACCGGCCACGCCGACTGCCGAGCAGGCGCAGCAGATCAACATCACGATCGAGAACGCGCTCAAGCCGTCCGGCATCACCCTCAACCAGTTGCCCGAGCAGGTGGCGCAGAGCATCCGCAATGACGTCGCCGCGGCGTTCCGTACCAGCGACCAGGTATCACCCGACGCGGTGCGGCGCCTGGCCGACTACCGCCTCACCGGGCTGACGCCGACCCGCGCCGGCCTGACGCTGGACCCGGCTGTGGTGACCCAGCAGAAGAACCTGTCGAAGCTGGGCGTGAACAGTCGCGACACGACGGCGCAGTTCCTGGCGCAGACCGAGAACCGCAACAACCGCGCGCTGACGACCGGCTTGAACAACCTGGGCGCCGGCGCCGCCGACGATGCATACAGCGGCGCCGAGCGTGTGATTGGCGCACTGGTCGGCCGTGATGCGCGTGCGCAGCAGATCATCGGCGGTCTGTACGACAAGGCGCGTGACAGCGGGGGGCGCAGCGCAGCGCTGGACCCGAGCGCCTTCACCCAGCGCGCGGGCAACCTGCTGAACGAGGCCAACGTCGAATCCTTCCTGCCGGCCGACATCCGGAATAAGCTGAACGGCTTCGCCGCCGGTGAAATCCCGCTGACGGTCGAGATCGCCGAGCAGTTCAAAACCAGCATTGGCCGGCTGCAGCGCAGCACCGCGGACGGCAATGCCCGGTACGCGCTGGGCGCCGTGCGCCAGGCCCTGGACGATACTCCCCTGCTCAACCAGCCAACGCCGGCGGCGCAGTTTGGCGGCAACCAGATGACGGTACCGGGCGGCCTGGTCGCCGGTGGCGGCGCGCCAGCGCAGAACCTGGGCCAAGAAGCGATCGACGCGTTCAACAAGGCTCGTCGGTTCAACCGTGCGTACATGCAGATCGTGGAGCGCACGCCAGCGCTGCAGGCCGTGCGCGACGGCGTCGAACCCGACCAGTTCGTGCAGCAGTTCATTGTCGGCAATGGCAGCAAGGCCAGCGTGATGGGCGTAGCGCAGCTGAAGAACTCGATCAAGGCCAGCCCGGACGCGATGAACTCGGTGCGCGAACAGATCACCGGCTTCCTCAAGCAGCGCGCGCTCAACGGCGCCGACGACGAGGTCGGCCGCTTCAGCCAAGCTGGGTACAACAAGGCGCTCGAGCAGATCGGCGAGCGCAAGCTTCGCCTGTTCTTCAAGCCCGAGGAAATCAACCAGATGAAGGCGCTTGGTCGCGTGGCCAGCTACGAGCAGTTCCAGCCTGCCGGCAGTGCGGTGAACAATTCGAACACGGCTGGCGCGCTGGGCGGCATCGCTGAGCGCTTCCTCAGCCAGTCGGTGCTGTCGAAAATCCCGTTCGGCCAGGCCGCGATCGGGGAGCCGCTGCAGAACATCCAGGTCGGGTTCCAGTCCGGCCGCGCGCTGGACGTTCCGCGCACGCTCGCCGGGCCGCGCGTCCGGCAGCCAGTCGGCCAGCGCGGGCTGTTGCTGTCGCCAGCGGCGTTCATGGACTTGGAGACGGAGGAAGAACGGCAGCGCCGGCTACTTGCGCCGTGACGACCACCATGCGTTGAAGATGAAAGCGAGCATCGCGCCCAGTTGGATCGGATCGTAGTGCATTCGCCACCCCTTGTAGTTTCCACAATTATAGGCCACCAACGCGGTGGCCTTTTTCATTTCCGAAAGGTTTCCATGGAAACCACCAACACCGAGCGCGCCAATGCCATTCAGCTGGCCGCCATGAGCGTGGAAGTCGCTTACCTCAAGGTCGCAGTGTCGGACCTCCGCACGACCAACGCCGAGCTCGACCGCAAGCTCGACCAGGTGCTGGCCCAGCTCGCGGAAGCGCGCGGCGGCTGGCGCACGCTGATGCTGATCGGCGGCGCCGCCGGCACGATCGGCAGCTGCGTGACCTGGCTTGTCTCCCACCTGAAAGCCTGATCATGAACCGCGAAAAACTCGCCAAGCAGCTGACGATCGACGAGGGTCGGCGCGCGCTGATCTACCTCGACTCGGTCGGCAAGTGGACCGGCGGCGTCGGCCGCAACCTGGTCGACCGCCCGTTTTCGGACGACGAGATCGACCTGATGCTGAAGAACGACATCGCGATCGTCGAGAAGGAACTCGACAAGCGCCTGCCATGGTGGCGCGAGATGTCGCCGGCGCGCCAGAACGCGCTGGCCAACATGTGCTTCAACCTCGGCATCAATCGCCTGCTCGGCTTCGTCCAAGCGCTCACGCACATGCGCGCTGGCCAATTCGATGCGGCCGCGCGCGAAATGCTCGATTCCAGGTGGGCGAAGCAGGTCGGCGCGCGCGCCACTCGCCTGGCAATCCTCATGCGCACCGGGGAATTCCAATGAAGGCCCGGTTCATGTCGATGCTCAACGACAAGCGCACGCGCGCCGGCAGCGCTGACCGGACGCTGGTCGAACCGCTGGTCTACTACTCGGCGCTGCTCGAGCTGCTGGTGACGGTGCCGGCCGGCTTCGTGACCGACTACGCCAGCGTGCCGCGCGCGCCGCTCACGTACTGGCTGTTCGGTGGCGTCGGCGACGAGGCGGCGGTGGTGCACGACTTTCTGTACAGCACCGGCGTCGTGCCGCGCCAGGTGGCCGACGAGGTCTACGGCGAAGCGCTGGAGGCGTGCGGCGTCGCGGCCTGGCGGCGAGTTCCCATGGTCGCAGCCGTGCGCGTGTTCGGCGCCAGTCGCTACCTGCAGGTGCGGTGATGGAATTCCACGTCCTCACGCCGATGGGTCTGGGCGCCGAACTGATCATGCGGGTAGTTGATGGTCAGGTCGAGATCGTTCCGCCGGCGCCACCGCCCGCCGCCGCGCCGGCTCCAGCAACACCCGGCCGATAAGGGCCAAGCCAGCGCCGCGCTGCTTCAGGTATGCAGCCGCAGCGCGCACGCCGCATTTGGGCAGCATCGCCAGCGCCTGGTCGACGTCGGTGGCGCGCGCAGTGTTTGGGCGATCTGTCATGCTGAAAGAATACCGGGCCGCTGCTACGGCCTGGTGAGGTCGCTCAAGTACGGCTTGAGTTTTACTGAAATACAGCTGTAAGTGTTTGTTTTATATAGTCACGTACAGTTGTTTATAGTGGCCATGAATCGACACAAGAAAGTGACTCAACCATATGATTTCATAGGGAAAAGCGCGATATTGCAATCTGTAACAGGGTGTAATTCCTGACCACGCTTTGCAGGAAATTCGTATGATGGCTAAATCAGGAGGACCGCCATGAAGAAATTAGCCATCACCGTTATCTCGCTGGGCGCGCTTGCCGGACTCACCGG